AATGCTCAATTATTACTTCAGGCATATATTTAATTTTGCCTAAATCTTGCCCTAGTTTTAACCAAAAGTTATCTAGGTATAAATGGCGTTGAGTATCAGGAACCATTCCGCCTAGGTTTCTAACTATTTCAGCCGACATTGCAACAGCAGTAGGCAGGCTTGCACCTTGAAATAAATCATTGCCATAAACAATATCTGAGCCTAAATAAAGTTGCTCAACAAATAATTCATCCCAGTTAGCAGTTCTTGGTCGATGATCATCACCCATAAAGGCAAAGTTATCAAATTGGTGACTATATTCACGAGCAATAAAATTTAAAGGGTAAGCCATTCCTCTAGTATTATTGTGAATCATTATTACTGATTCAAGTGGTAACTTTTGAGAATATTCACTGCGAGTTTCATCGCTAAAATCTACAATATAAAAACGCTTGGCTTTTGTATTTGTATCTATAAATGCTTGCTCTAGGGCAACAGCATTATCAGGCCGCCCCCTAGTTGGAATAAGAACTACTAAATCAGTTTCCGTCATTTGCTAACTCCCCTGCTATCGCAAAATAAGCAGCACCATCAATGTAATTATCAACCTTATAGGTTTCCATTGATCTTGCTACTTTGATCAGTGTGCAAATCATAGCGCTTTGCTCTGGTGTTATCTCGCATTCAAGGTAGGCAGATAGCAGCCCACTAATGCGATTGAAATTAACGGCAGGCGTTCCATAATCATCTTGCCTGTCGGTGTAAGTGAGTGCTTTCGCCTCATCTAAAATTTTCCCCCGATTCATTATTTACTCTGAGCCTAAGCCGTATTCTTGCTCAGTTTTATCTGCCCATTTTGCAAGAGGGGCTGCGATTCCACCAATTAAGATTGCATATTGAGGAGCAAGATCAGCAGCCAAAGCAATGCCCATTGTTACGGCTGATGCTAGAACTGCTCTTGCGTAAGACTTAAATGCAGCAATTGATTTTGGGCTTTTTAACTTAGCGATTAAATCCTTCATTAGTTCTCCTTCTTTGGTAGTGGCTTCACTGAGGCTACTACTTTGTTGAGTTTTTTTACTTTTCCCATCCAAGAAAACCAGGGTGATGTGTCATTACCGCAGTTATCTTTGATGGAAATATGTAGGTGTTTATTATGTTGGTTTGCTCCAGAATATTTAGTTTCACCATTCTTGGCTGACCAAATCTTACCAGTAAATATTAAATACTTAACTCTAGGGTCTGATTGTAATTTCTCATATATTTCAAAGCAATCAATATCATTCTTAGGATCGTGCGTTAAATCAACTGCAAAACCTGTATTGTGATCTGAGTTAGGACTCTTACTTAGATGAGCAGCAGATGGTAGCAGCCCATCGCTGGCCTTCTTGCGCTTGGGGCGAAGTGCCGTCGCTTGGCGTAGAACAGCAATTGCAGCAGGTGTGGCTCTCTTGGCAACAGTTGTCATTTTCCATCCTTTATTCCTTTATCTAACAATAATAAGCGCAATGCTTGAATTTTATCAGGTCTAAAGCCTGACCAATGAAAGTTATTGTAAACAACAACAGGTGCCTGCTTATAACCTAATTCGGCTATTTTATCAGAGGCTTCTTTATCTTGAGTTAAATCAACTGTTGAGTATTGGATATTGTTTTTTTCTAAATACTTCTTACTCATATCACACTGCACACAATCTGGTAATGTGTAAACTATAACCGCCATTTTGCCCCCTATTTTTTATTCATTAATATACTTACTATTTCCTCAACCTGTCGCTCTAGTCTATCAACAGAATCACGCAAACTTGAGCCACCATTCGGGCGAAGTTCGGATAAATAATGCTTGACTAAGTGCCTTACGCCTATTGCTAGTGCGCCTACTAGGGTGGTTGTAGCAACGGCTAGGGATGCCCATTCGTTAGCGGTCATTTATGGCACCATATACAAAACTGAAACAGTGGTGGTATTAGCACCATTGGTTGCAGCATAAATAACACTCTTTATAGGAACTACTAATTCAAGGCTAGTTGCTTTTGCAAATTCTAAACCAGTAGTACTAGTAACACCTGGCCCACCAAGATAGCAAGGATGGTCATTGCTATTATGTAAAAGAACTCGGCGATTCTCCCCATAAGATTCAACTAAGATTTCAGCAGTTGAGTTTACTAGAAGTTGTTTTGATACAGCCATTACTCTCCTTTAAATCAGCCCCGAATCCTCAATAGCATCGACGGCTTCATCGATGCTTTTTGTTATATCTGGGAAATCAGAGAGCAGCAATTTCATCAGCGCTTAAACCAAGTGCTGCTAATTTTGCTTCAGCAGACGCCTTCGCGGCAGCCTTGGCTGCTGCTGCTGCATCTTCTGCTGCCTTTTGTGCTGCGTACTCGGCAGCCATAGCCTCACGCTCTGCAATCTCTGCCTCGGTTAATGCAATCTCTTGCACCTCACCAGTTGAGCAATCTACTACGATTTTGTTAGTCATCATTTCTCCTTATGCGTTAGATATTCCATATAGATAAGCGGTTGAGTATTGGGCAAGATTTCCTGATGCCCCAGAAATTGTAATAGTAGTAATTGCGGCTGTATTTGACCAAAGATTTGCAACAAGTAAGGCAGTTGCGGCAGTTGCGTTATTTTCATTTACAGCATCTACTGACACACTTTTATTGGTTGCACCTGCATAATTAGGAATATATGCGGCATTACTTGAAAATGTGTTTGCAGTAAAAGTTGAACTAACAACAACACCCATATAAGCAAAACTTAATGTACCGCCACCTGAACCAGCACTAGCACCAGTACCAAAAAGAGATTTGAAAGTGTAGTTATTTCCAGTATCGCTATTAAATCTAAGCCTTAAATCATCTTCATTACTTGTTACCGATCTTGCACTAACTAAAACTGCTAAATCAGTATAAGTACCTGGTATAGAAGTAAAGTCAATAGTAGCCGCACCACCTGACCCCACTGTTACGGATGAAATTAAAGTATATGTAGTTGCCATTATTCCGCCTTAATTCCGTAAAGGGTGAACATAGTACCTACTGCATAGTTACTACCTGCAAAAATTTGTATATTATTTATAGCAGATGTACTGCGCCATATATTAACATAAGCGGTAACTTCGCCATTGCTTACGCTATTGCGACTAATAAGGGTTTTGAATGTAGTCGTATTTGAATAATTTTGTATATTAGTAATAGAGGTAGCCCAACTATTACTGCTCATAAATGCGACATCTGCATAGGTTGCATTACTCGCACGAGCACTAATTGCTGATGAACCAGTCCCATACATAAATGTAGCAGAGTAGTTTGTACTGCTATCTGAATTAAAACGCAGACCACCTGCCGCACCTGTACCAGCACCATCTAATCTATAACTTATTATTAAAACTAAATCAGTATAACTACCTGAGATACTAGAAAAAGTAACACCTGTTGAAACTGTACCCAAAGTAGTAGTCGCTATCTTTTCATAGGTTGATGTCATTATGCACCTTTAATTCCGTATAGGGCGAATTGTGAATACTGGGCAAAAGCAGTGCCAGTTGTAAACTTAATAGAAGTGATAGCAGATGTGCTGCGCCATAATCCACTATCCAACCAAATGCTTCCTGACCCATTTCTATCATTTCCTGTTAAGGAACGTAAAGTTTTAAATTTGTTTGTGTTTGCATAATCCAAAACATCACAAATCATTACACCAAATATACTAGCACTTGCATTAGCAGCAGGTATATTTGCTACTAAATTGACATCCCAAGGTACAACATTGTTTGCCGAAGCGCTTGCGCCATCTCCAGTAAGCCAATGCGCTGTATAATTGTTGCCAGTATCGCTATTAAATCTACTAAATGTATTACTTGCTGTTTCTGCCGTTGTATTTCTAGCCAATGCTCTAATTTGTAAATGTGTATAGGTACTAGGTATTGAAGTAAATTCAACTTCAGATGCACCACCTGAGCCAACAGTTACAGTAGCAATAGATTCGTAACTGTTTGTGGAAGCCGCCACACCACTATCTAATATCCCAAGAATTAAAGACATTAGGCAATGCCACCTACGATATACCAAGAATCTGTACTGACTTTAATTAAACTTGCCGCTTTGTATTGTCCAATAATTGTTGGGTTAGTAGATACCGCGCCACTTGATGCAAGTGTTACACCTGATCCCTGAATAATAGATACTGTGCCACCTGATCCAATTTTGATTAC